TCTGCTTCTTAGTAGACACAGGCCCGAAGAAGTAACCTTTCATTGTAAAGTTCAATGTCCAAATCAATGCTCTTCTTGATTCGAAGTCGCCTTCGTATGTATCTTCTTGCGATACACTGTTTAATACAATTGGTATATCGAAGTAAGTGTCTAGTTCGTCAATCAACTTAACACTTACTGTACAATCTGGTTTAAAGAATGGTAATATCTGTTCAATAATCTTTGTACCATCTTCATTATATTTTGTCATTACATTTAGCTGAAACTCAAGATCGTATGGAGCAGGTGCAAACATAGATGTCATTGTCCCGTCATTCGCACTTGATCTAACCATCTTTGTGACACTTGTTAGCTTTCGATCTGGGCTGTATGTCATTCCAGTCATTTCGAAAGACATTCTTGGTAGAGTAATCGCAGGCGCATTGTTCTGTAGATTCTGATCAAGTCTAGCAAGTATCTTTTGCATCGGTGCGTAGTTGATCGGCACCTTCATTCTTTGAGTAGTTGCGTTTCCAGTCTTTCTGCTTATTTCGATGTCATTAAACATCGTGCCGAATACAGCAACATATCGTCTAGTCGTTTCGTTGTAAAAGTGATTACCGTACATTAGAAAATATCATCTCCAAATGGGTTGCCTTGACTGAAGTCAATAATGTTATCTGCCGCAATGTCATTGTTCTTATCAATGAAGTCATCAAAGGCTGTGTTCTGACTATCTGTGTTAGCATCGAATGTTGCATCATTAACAGGGGTGCCGTCAGCCTGAACAGTCTTGTGATTAGCAAATACTGCTGTGATTGCGCTTGCTTGATCTGCTGTCAACACATCAGCGACTGCGGGTATTGTAAATCTTTCTTGACTGTATTCGAACAATTCACACTTCAAATCAAATGTTTGTAGTGAACCCATTTGATAGAACACTGCTTCATGCTCAACAAATGTGATTTCGAATATCTTCTTGTTTAGTGGGAAGTATAAAAGATCGCCTTCAAGCGGTCTTCTTTCAGTAGCAGTAACACCACTTGTTCCTCTATCTACATCGTCATTAGTACCATCGCCATCACTGTCAGCAGTATCTATGAAATTAGAGACTGCATTTCTATATCTCTTTTGAGCAACTGTGAATGTGATTGAGTCACGAACTTCAAGACCAAACTTAGATAAGAAGTCGCCTTCGCCTTCAAAGCCTTCAACATTCTTGATATACATCTCAACTGGATACGCAGAAAGATACTGAGCCAAGTCATCTTCTTGGAAGATGTTGTCTCTAGACGCAGGGTTTCTTGGAATATAGAAACAGTCAAGACCAAACATCTTGATAGACTCAATAACCAAGTCTTCTATAAGATCCTGTTCACCATGTACTCTATCTACAGAACCATAGTTGTTGAAATACGAATTTGTAGCCACTCTATTATCCTATCATATCGACTGCGGGCAAAGAATAACTTGAAGCCATTTCTTCTTCAAGTCTTTGAATCTCTTCTCGTGCATCGCTTAAAATTTGTTCTCCATTGAACTGAACGCCACCGGGCAATGTCATGCCGTTGAACTTAGTGAGATTTGAACCCCACTGATATTTGATTTTTGCTGTCGCATAGTTTTGTAAGAAACGATCTTTCCACAAATCTGTGTATGTAGTACCATCTACAACTTGATATGCTTCGATTACAACATGAGTTCCTACAGTCAGCGAGTTTAAGTTAGTGTCTAGAAACAATCTATTCGTGTGTCTATTATAACGAATAGGTACAGCACCGACTAACATATCTTCTAAAAGACTGATATTAGCCATTGACATATAGAAGTGAGTCATGTTATAATTCACTATCTCGTGAAGATTATGAAGTATAAACTGATACTTTGCGTTAAATATTCCAGACCCCATACCAACATTAGACTCTGGCGTGAACACATTTACGGCACCTATTATGTTATCTGGAATCTCAATGTAGCCAAGTTCGAAGATTCCTTTTGTGATGCCTGAGTTCGCTGAAGATTCAATTGTTGCTGTTGTAGTAGAGTCCTCTCCAGTTATAACTTCGCCATGCAGAAAAGCTACATCATTAGTTGGCTTGCTATATGCAATCTCTGCATCAGATGCCGCTAGAATTACTGCTTTAGCCCCACCTGCGCCTGTAATGACTTCACCTACAGTGAAGTTTTCTGCTGTGTTTGTGGTTAGTTTAAGTACTGAATTAGATACTTTGTGCTTGAAATAAGTCTTCTCTACGCCATCAAAGTGATAATCATTATAATATGACAGTGCTTCATCAACTCTATCGTCTACTTGTTCGCTAGAAACATTGATATCGATTACTGGTTTACCCAGTTTTCTGAGACAAAACTCTTTGAAGTCTGCTTTAGTTGTTGGCTGTGCCATGCTTTATTCCTAAATTATGTTGATATAATATACTATTTATAAGCAATAAAATCGTACTTTGCATTAGATACGATGAGTATAAATATTTATAAATAAGTGATAACAGACTTCACTTAATTTCTATTGAAAAGGATAAAGGATTAAAAAATGAGCATAGCAATACCTAACGTAGAAACAATCCCTGCGGGCAACTACGCCACCACCCAACACTATCCAGTAAAAACTGTAGACAACGGAGATAGTACCTATACGCATACTTTTGGCTTTCCGTATAAAGGTGGAAAAAGCACAATTGCTTTCTACGGCAATTTTGGAAGTGGCACAGAAATAAGAATCCAAGCCGCATTTGATGGTGGACAAACTACCAATAACACTGAGGTTGACACAAATGAGGCGCTAAATTTTATAAACTTAACTGACTCACAAGGAAATTCAGACCCGATAACAGCAAATGGTATATTCACTGTGGACATTGGTAAATGTATGTTGAGATTTGAGGTCTCCGCAACAGGCACCACAGGTCCAATCAATGTTTCGATTTCTTAGAAAGCCTGGATTATAATTAGTCGTGACTACAATACGCAAAGGCAACATTAATAGTGGGTTCATCCAAAGAGGTACTGTATTTGGATCAGAGTTTGGCGATGAAGTTATAGGAATAAGCATAACTTCAGCATCAATCGTTGGTACTGTTACAGAAAACAGTGGTGCAAACCAAAACATATACACTGCTACAGCAAGAGACCCTGATGGTGGAACATCTGGCTTTACATTCTCTGTGTCTGGTACAGACGTAGATAACGGGTTCATTTCAATAAATTCTAGCACTGGTGTAGTCACATTAGTACCAGACCCAAATTATGAAACAAAGGCATCGTATTCATTTATCATGTCTGCTACAAAAAGTGGGTTTGTCGCAGGGTTTAAATCGCTTGTAGTTTCTATCAATAATGTTGATGAAGTTGCGCCTACGTTTATTACTGGTACAACAGCGACTGCTCTAGATGAAAACAACTCTGCTAATGCTACTGTATATACAGCAACTGCGAATGATAATGATATTGCGACTGGTGGACAAGCTGATTTACAATTCACCATAGGTGGAACTGATGGTAACGCATTTGACATTGATGCGGCAACTGGAGTCGTGACCATAAAAGGTGTTGCAGATTATGAAAATAAACCATCGTATGAGTTTGATATTACTGCTACAGACGCCGCAGGTAACACAACAACTCAAACAGTTACTCTTGCTATAAACGATATATTCCCAATATTTACTGTTGTCGCTGGCCCCGCATTCAATGGTGGTACTTTTGTAGATGGTACTGGTGGTGGCGGTGGAATCTCTGGATCATTCTTAGAGTCTATCGCTAATGATAGTGCCTTCTTCACATTTAGCGGAACCGATGTAACTTCAGATACAACTTTTTCATTATCTGGTACTGATTCAGGTCAGTTCTTAGTGTCAAACAATAATAGTAATACTGTATTCATCAGACCAAATTATACAGACCCGGGCTTTAATTCTTTTGATCGTGAAACTAAAGCATCTTACAGTTTTAATATCACCGCTACAAAAGGAACAGAATCTAAAACATTCGCAGTCAATCTTTCTGTCACCGATGTGAATGACACTGCTCCAGTGATAACATCAGGTAACACTGCTGTTGGTTGGCTTGAAAACTCAGCCACAGGTACTCTTGTATATACAGCAACAGCTACTGATGCAGACGGTACAGGGGAAAACATAACATTTGCGATGAGTGGTACTGATGCTTCATCATTTAGCATGAATTCAGCTACAGGTGAAGTCACTAGTGCAGTAGTCCCAGATTTTGAAACTAAACCTCAGTATTCTATTACTATCACTGCTTCTGACGGCACTAATACTAGTTCGGCACTTCCAGTTACTATTAATGTGTCGAATCAACAAGATATAGCACCAACATGGAATAGCAATGCATTTAATACATCAGTACCCGAAAATTCAGCAGTTGGAACACTAGTATTTCAGCTTTTAGTCTCTCCTGCGAATGGAAATCATATACTTGATCCAGATGATACACTATTAGACGGGTCACTTAGATATAGCATTCAGTCTGGCAATACCGGTAACGTCTTTTCAATAGACTCAAATGGCGGAATTCGAGTTAGTGGTACTGGCACGATTGATTATGAAACTCAAGCCACATATTCTTTGACAGTTGCCGCACACTATAAACTTCACACAGGCGGAGTTCTTGGTTCAGTGCAATCTGTCAATACAGCTATTATTGTATCAATAAATGATGTCGATGAGGGCAACCCTCCAACATTTACTAGTAATACTGCATTTACTATTCCAGAAATGCTAGGGTTTTTCAACTACAATGCCGCCATACACACATTAAGTGCTACAGGTACTGGTACGATCACATACGCTTTTGATTCTAGTAGTGGAAATACTGATCAGGTAAATATCAACTCAGCGACAGGAGCGATAACACTCA